TTATTAGGAGGAACGGGGGAAACCGCACTAGGAGATAATGGTTCAGTGTCCTCTATTGAGAACCCAAATAACTTTGACATAATTTATATATTTGAATGATCTTTAGACTATTTATTAACCGTTTGGACCACCAGCTCCAGTGACAGAGAATGACTGTACCTGGAATTCTACCGTAAATTCTTCAATGGTATCTGAAGAATCGTATGAAAGATCAATTTGAGAGACATTAGTTGGGAAAATATCAATAAATTCATACTCTTTCAGAACAGAGTTTCTGTCTCCCTGGTTAGTTTGACTTGCTGCAGTTGCTCCTCTACCAAGTTGGAAAACTTTAGCATTGACCATGTATGCTGATGGATCAGTTGCACCAAGATTGTTATCCAATCTAGCAATCAATTCTGACCACTGCTCAAATGCATTACGGAGAGCAAATCCTTCATCGTTGATGATAGTTACTGTCCAAGTATCGATAGTTCTGTCTCCAGCAACTTTGAAAATTCTACCTCTGAAAGGAACATCGATTGATGCTACGTTCTGTGCAGGTAAAGCAGCTGCTTTGCAAAGGAATCTGAATGAATCAGCATCCCATGCAATTCCTCCTGGTAGACTTGGCATTTCTACCTCAAACAGATTGGGGCGGGCACCGCCGCCAATCAGTGCTGATTTAAATTGAGAAATAGTTTTGTTTTCTCTTGAAGTTGCCATTGTTTAAATCCTCCTTTTGTTATTTAGATAATGTTATCAAGCTCTACCTGCGACTTCTTCAAAACTTACGCCAGTTCGCGTAGCAACGAAGGTCAGAGTAATGTAATTGATGGATTTTGCAGGCTTCAGGAAGATGTCTGCTCTAAATTCATTATTATCAATAACATCTGGAGTGTTATTTGTCGTGTCGCAAATAACGAGGAATCCATATAAACCTCGTTTTGCTTCAATGTCTCTCAAGTAAGGTTCAACAATGTTTCTGAAGTTTGCTCTTGTCAACTCATCATTGAGTTCAAAGAGTTGTGCTTCTGCTGCCTTTTCAAGTGCTTGCTCAACCGTGAGGAACAAGCGACGAACGTTGATTCTATCAAACGCAGATGCATAGTTCAGAGCAGTCTTATCACCGAAGAGAACTGTTCCAACACCTGGTTTTGTGATGATGGAGTTAATTCTCAATGGATAGAGTTGATCTCTTTGTGCTTTCGTTGGATTGTATGCCAACTTAACTGCATTGTTAATAACACCACGCTGTTGACCTGCTGGGGAGAACCATGGATAAGAAGTAATATTTGTTCTTACCATGAGTCCAGCAACGTCTCCGTTACATGGAATGTAGCGGAAAGTATCATTGAATCTATCATAAACATACTTATATCCACTATCAAATACCGCATAAGATGATGATGTCAGTGGACTAAAGAAGTTGATCAGATTTGTGGTTTGTGTAGTCGTATTTGAGACATTAACCACGTCTGTTCTGTGTGGTCCGATGCAAGCAATACAGTCTTTTCTTGAATTTGCAAGAGAAATCAGTTTGTTTGCTTTTGCTTGAGACTCTTGCTTGTCCGAAAGACCAGGACCCATGATTAAGAAATCAACTGCCTCTTCATCCTTATTGGTGAATTCTTCATATGCAGTGATCAGATTTGCAAGAGTTGCGGTCATTCCACCGTTTGATCCTGCGGCAGGAACTCCAGCACTGTAATCTTCACCACCCTTGAGGGTGTATGTTACGTTTCCGACTGCACTAAAGACGGTGTTTTGTGCATTCAGACCCCAGAGACCTTGAGCAGTTGTATTTGCGGTGGTGTCCGTTGAGAATCCAGTTGCTCTTGGAGCAGTTCCGTGGAAAGTATCAGTTGCCGAAGCAGGACTCTTACCAGCATATACATTTGCAGATCTGTCTGCAAGATAATCCTTGTAGTAAATCTTCTCTGGAGCATTGACGTTAGAAATTGCGTCTTTTGCTTTCGAGAGATTTAAGTGTCTTTCAATAACGTTGCCCTTAATTCCAGTAACTCCACCATTGTCATCTACAACAACAACGTGGATTCCGTCATTCTTTCCTTGTCTATCTGAAACATAGACATTGGTTACTGGTTTTGGTGCAATTTCTTTCCAGTAAATGGTTGCATTGTTCAGATCAAGAAGTTGCTGATCGTACCAGTCAACAACAGATTCTGGAGTAATGCTTGAGAAGTTTCCATTACCAGAAGTTTGAATACCTGAAGTGTCTACAAACTTAACTGCATCTGACGTATCAAACGCTGCAAATGATGTACCTTGTTGATAGGTAATTGCAGTTTCGGTTCCACCAGAAGAAACTCTTGATACAATCTTTACATCGATTGTACTCTTGGAGTTTGTTGCGTCTGTGTTGATTCCAGTAATGATTCCTTTCAGGTAACCATCAAAGGTTGAAGTGGTTCCATTTCCAGGAATGGTAACGCTACTTAAAGCAGCGGTTACTGCGAGACCAATTGCAGCACCAGTTGATGCAACGTTTGTAGTTCCGATACCGATTGTCTGGTCTGCTAAATCGTCGATCTGGCAAACTTTTAATTCGTTCGCCCAAGAACCAGGGTTCTTTGCAGCATATGTAAAGTCTGTTGCATCTGTGTGATTGTTCAGATAATCGTCATAGTTGAGAATCTGTAACGAATCCGTAGATGCGATGCCGACTCCAGCATTTGCGTTGTTCAGGTCGTCATCAGTTGCTCTAACAACCTTAAGAACACCGCCATATGAGAGGAAAGATGATGCACTCATCCAATACTCATATTGAGCATCAGTTGAAAGTGGTTTTCCAAAAACGTTGATCAGATCTGTTTCGTTGGTGACAGTGATTGGTTCATTTACTGGACCGATAGGAAAGGGACCAGCAATAGCGCCAATGTTATCTAAAACATTATCAGCTCTTCCTACTGTTAAGTCAACCTCCCTAACAAGTACTCCAGGAGATAATTGAGGAGTCGCCATGTTTTTCTCCGTAATTCTCAGTTTATCTGAAATTATTTAGAATTTATGGCATTTTCATGGGGGAAACGTGACGTGAATTACCAATCTGGATATTCCCACCTACCAAAGATGTGAGTCTTTTGTTTTTGAACAACTCTTCTAATGGTACATTCCTTGCATTCATATGAAAAGGATGAGGCAACTGCTCCCCTATCTTTTCTTGTTCTATAAAAACTATCAACTAAATTTTTTGTCTCTCCACAAACTCTACATTTTCTATCAGTAAGTAATAAGTGTCCTAATTTGATTTGTTTATCAAATTCCACTACATGTACTCCCACATATATGCTCTGTCTCCATACTCATCAGTAAACCATCTGTCTCCGTCAGAATCAACAAAACTATCCATTCCAAGTCCATCATCCATGAATCCAAATGGTGCCATGTCTTGTTCAATTTGATTCTTTTGTTCCTCATATAATCTCTTTCTTACGTCTTGATCAGTCAGTTCTTTAAAGTAGTCTTGTGCAACTAACCAAGCATAGATTACCAAGCACATTGCAAGGTCGTCATTACACCCATCCTCTGCCTCAAAAGAATTGTTCTTTTGAATGAACGTAGTCAGTTCGGAAATAATTTCATAGTCCTTGAAGAGAAGTTTGTCCTCTTCAATCATTGTTTTGAGGTTAAGTGATCCAACTTTTTTGACAGTCTTACTCATCTTTACGCCAAGTTGCGTCTTCTTACCAGAGAATCCTTGTCCAACAATTTGACCTGCTCTTCCTCTCATAGAACACATCAATAAATTCTGATATTCGAGATCATATTGGATGATACTTGCTACTTGATCTCCAATATCATTTACCTCACATAAGATAAATGCACTATTATAGTTCTTTGCTACTTCCCAAATTATGTTTGGAAATAGCATTGGTTTAATTTCGTTGTTTCTATATTTGGCAACAACCTTGTGAGGAAACTGTGTAATGTCCACAACTACAAATGCAGAGTAGTCTTCACTCACACCACGAGCAACGTCTACGGTCATTACATAGTCATGATCTTTCAATGATTGTTCATATACATCTAATCCAGCATTTCTTTGAATTGGAGTGTCATAAACAAACGTTCTTAATTTACTTGGAGCAATTAGAGTGTCAATAGATCCAAGGAATTCGCACTCAAACTCAATCTTAAACTGCTGTTCAGACGTGTTGGCAATAGTCTGTTCTTTCCAGACCTCATCTCTACCTGGAACTTCTGACCAATGAACATCTGTCGGAACATACTCATTCTTACCTCTCTCCGCATCGTGCCACATGCGGTAGAAGTGATTCATA